TGCCATTCCTGCCACGAGCATGGAAGAGGCCATCAACATGGACTATGACGACTTCGGCAATCTCGTCACGCGCCTCGGGACCATCTCGCTGACCGGCAACAGCGAATCGCGCAACTGGGAAGACATCATCACCAACTGGGAGTCCACCACTTCCAACTTCGCCAGTAACCTGCCCACCAACTCGCAAGTCTTCTCTGGCTTCTACTTCGATACCGCGGCCTCCGAGCGCCTCGTCATCGCCGTTCTCAATCGGAACACCGGTGCCAAGGATCTCTACTACGGATCACCCGGAGTTTCGTACAACATCATCAGCAGCTCGACGATCAACGACGCGTCACGGTTCGTTTACTTCGCGCAGCTCAACGACAAGCTGTTCTACGCGGACGGCTATAGCGCGCTGCGTTATGTCACGAGCACGAACACCAACTCCGCGATCACTGCCGGCAAGATCAGCCGCATCGATGTGATCAATCAGGGGTCCGGTCACAGCTCGATTCCTACCATCACCATATCGGCTCCGCCCAGCGGTGTCACGGCTACCGCAGAAGCCAGAATCGGTGGGGACGGTGCCGTTCTTTCCATTGTAATCACGAACCCCGGCAGCGGTTACACGACGCCTCCAACGGTTTCCATCTCGCCGGCAAACCAGTCCCACGCGGCAGCATTCGTATCGCTCGCCGCCCCCGCCAAGCCGCTCTATCTCACGACTCACACGAACCGTCTGTGGGCCGTGTCCGCGGATACCACAATCCAGCCCGACACCCTCTACTTCTCGGACATCCTCGATGGCGAGTCATGGGATCCGCTTGGTTCCATCCGTGTCGGTGGCGATGGCGATCCGATCCGCGGGCTCTACTCGTGGTTCGGCTACAAGCTCCTCGTCTTCAAGGAACGCTCTATCTGGAGCGTGGATGCCGATCCTACGCAGGATCCCGCCGATTGGGTCATCACACTCGTCTCGGGCAACATCGGATGCTCATCGCACCGCTCAATCACCGCTGTCGGTGCCGATGTCTTCTTCCTGTCCCGCGACGGCATCCGATCGATGGCCCAGATCCAAGCGGGCACCCAGACCAGCGTCGGCCTCGCGCTCAGCAGCCCGATCAACGACCTGATCAGCCGCATCGACAAGACCAAGCTGGAATATTGCGACGGCGTGTTCTGGAACAACCGCTACCTGTTGGCCGTTCCGTTCGTCACCGCTGGCCCGTTCTCCATCGGACTGGAGAGCGAGGAGGCGCTCCTGCTCGAATCGGGTTCGTCGATCGAACTCGAAGGAACCTTCAACCAGAACAACGCGGTCATCGTCTACCACTCACTGGCCCGTTCGTGGCTCGGTTACTGGGACAACTGGCAGGTCAACGACTTCATCCCAACCGCCTTCTCGAACTTCGGCCCTGTGCTCATGTTCGCCGGCGACATCATCTCGCTTAGTGAAGGTGCGGGCCAAGTCTGGTCGTTCAACGACTACCTGCCCAACACCCGCCTGAGCCCCGTGCAGCAGTCAGCCTACCTCGATGGCGGTAGCGCGTATCAGTCATCTGTCACAACTAAGGCGTACAACCTAGGAGAACCGATCCCGGACAAGATCGGCTACAGCATCCAGATCGCGCTCGATAATCCGTATGCTTCGAGCATCGGTGCTTCGCTCTCGTACGCCACGAACATGAGCGGGGCGTTCACTTCGATCGATCCTGCGATCAGCATCCCGAGCACCCAGAAGTTCCTGGCGGCTTACAACCTCATCAGCCGAGGGCGTTGGAACAACATCCAGTTCAAGATCAACACGACCAGCGGAAGCCGCATGAGCCTCCAGTCCACGATCCTGTCCGGATTCGTCGATTCCATTCGTCCCCAGCAATGACCCCGCATCCCACAATCCTAGCCGCGGCCAAGCTGCTGAAGGAGAAGTGGCCCACTTGTTCCACGTGGAACGATGACCAGATCCTCAACTGGATCGGCATTTTCAACGCCAAACGCCAAATCGGTATCGTTCAAGACGAGAATGGAGAGTGCTGCGGTGTGGGGGCTGTGCGGTTCCTAAGCTCCGCGGAGGATGCGGAGGATATCTACGCAGACGATCCCAATGGTCACATCGCGTGGATTGAGGTCGTTGCGACCACCAAGCCAATGGCCGTGCAGACGCTTTGGATGGGCATGCAGGCCATGTGCTCTGATCGCGTGACCAAGCTGGGCGGAATCCGCAAAGGCGTTTCCCGTTTGTACGATTTCGACAGGTACTTCAAACTTCTGATGAACAACAGGATTTGCTATGGGCGGAACATATAGGGCACCAGACATGGCGGCGGCTAACCGGGAAGCCGTTTACGCTCAAGCACAGACTTTCCCAATCCTCCGCCAGATCGAAGCGGCATCGAGGACCGGCGGCAAAGGCACGTACCCTGTCTATGATGCCAGCGGCAAGGTCATAGGCGAGCGTCCGTATGACTTCAGTGGCATTTCGGACATCGACATCACTCGGGAAACCGCACGCGCTCTTGCTTCACTTGCTCCTGAACAGACCAAGCAGCAGCTTGATTTGGCCAAGGAGTACGGCACTCAGTTCGCTGAACAACGCCGTGCGGAGCTTCAAGCTGTCGATCCGACGCGTTACGGACTGTACGAGAGCTTCCTGAGAGATATCGGCCAAAGCCCGATCTCGCAGACTTCTCCCACCGCCCCCACCTACGAGCGCGTGGGGATGCCTACTGGCCCGCAGGATACCGGCTACGCTCAGTCCATCCGCAGCGACCTCGAACGCCAAATCGGAGCCGGTCTCGCTCAGGCTGGCACTCTCGATCCAGCGATGATCCGCGCTGCCGAGCAAGCCGCTCGCGCCCGTGGAACCGCCACCGGAAACATCCTCGGCAACCTCTCCGCTTTCCGCGAGGCCCGCGCCGTCAACGAGGCGATTGCCAATGCGGATGTTCAGCGTCGCCAACAGGCTCTTGGCCTTCTCCAGAGCGGCCAGACCACGAGCGATGTCGCCAATCGTCAGGCTCAGGAGGCGTTCAACAACATCCTCGCGGCCACCGGTCAGCGGAACACCGCGATGCAGCAGAGCTTTGCGGGCCAGATGGCCGCGCAGCAGCAGCAGCAGGCCGGTCGCCAGCAAAACATCGCCAACATCCAGTCCGCCCTGGGACTCCAGCCGATCGTCTCGCAAGCCGCTCAGCTCGGAGGTCTTCAGCAGGGCGCTTCTCCGTTCGCTGCTCCCCAGCTCATGCAGGGCATGCAGCAGGCGGGTCCGGGTCAGTTGCTCCAGACTGGTTCGAGCTTTGCACTCCAGAACGCTCAGAATGCGTTCCAAGCCTCGCAGGCCAATTCCCCTCTGGCCATTGCTCAGGGCGTCACCAGCAGCATCGGAAACCTTGGTCAGGCGTTCAGCGGATTCGGACTGGGCTGCTACGTGGCCCGCGAGTGCATCCCCGATCAGTGGGAGGCGTTCTACTTCTGGAAGGAACTTGTCGGTCCCAAGTGGTTCAAGAGCTTCTACGACAGCAATGCCGAGAAGTTCGCCAAGTGGCTCAAGGACAAGCCGAAGACCAAGAAGCTCGTGGCCAACTGGATGCTCGGTCGGATCAAGAGCCTCATCCCGAAAGCCTGATCAATGGCAACCGATACAGGATCCAACTACTGGTTGATCGGAGGAGGAGAAACACCTGCGCCTCCGACCACTCTGCCTCCAGAGATTGCGGCGCTGTTCGGTCCTGTGACTCGATCCGGGTACGCAGAAGCTCCGGTCGATCCGCTGAGCTATTACTCACCAGAGCCTCAAGTTGAGGCATCGACTTACACTCCCGGTGCTCCAACTCGTTGGACTGATGTTTATCGGCCAACCACGGACGTTCAGACTGCTCCGGTCACGCCCGACCTGAGTAGCGTGGATACCTTCAATCCGCTGCCGCAGGAGCCCGTCACGCCTGCGGAACCGGAGCCCGCTGCTCCTCCTACCGCTTACGAGCAGGTTGCCTCGGAGGAGCCCGAGGTCAGCGTCCTTCCCGATTGGATCAAGGAATACTACGTCAAGTACGGGACGATGCCTCCGTACACTCCTGGAACTCGGGGTGATTCATACATCCGCGAAGACGGCGCGATCGTCACTCCTGGTGGAGAAAGCTCTTTTATACCCCAAGGACCGGCTCCGACCATTACGCTTCCTCCTGAGACTGTAGAAAGCACTCCTGCTCCTCAGACTCAGCAGCCCGTGTTCGAGGAGCGCGTCACCGTCACGCGGCCTCCGACCACCGAGTTCCAATTCCAAGAGCCTGCGCCCGCTCGCAACCCAATCGTCCTCCCCGGCACCTCGATACTCAGCAGGCCAGTCATCACGACCCCGCTGCCCGATCTTCCGGTCAACCCCGTGCTGACCCGCAACATGGAGACCATGCCGGGCCGGTACTTCCGCGATATCAACTACGATCCCGAGGAGATCCTCGCCGCGGCGATGCGAAGCATGGGCGGTCGCATGGCCCGCCGGTCCATCCTCAACGAACAGAGCTAACGATATATGGCTACACCCGAAGAAATCAGAAAGAAACTTGAGACTCAGGCTACGCAGCGTGTGAATCCGCTGCTCAAGGGCCTGACCATGCTGACCGGCGGTCTGGCCGGCGAGTTCACGGGTACCAATGAGCAGATCCGCCAGCGCAATTTGGCAAAGCGGGCTTTGATGGAAGAGGATCTCGCTGCGTTGCAGGAGCAGCGGTTGAACGAGCGCATGAAGGCGCAGCGCGGTCAGATGCTTGAGGATGAACTCAAGAGGATTGCTGCTCAGGACGAAGCCATTACCCGCCGTCAAAGAGAAGGCGAAACTGTTGCTCGTGAGGCGAAACGGCCTGCAATGGTTGGGTATCTCAGGACTCGTCCCGACTATCAAGCCGGTGGACCTATGGCCATGCCGATTCCTGCTTTGGAGTCGATGGACACGCTGGAGGAAAGCGTTGCCATGGAGAAGGCTCGCCAGGATCAGGAGGAAGAGGCTCGCAAGATCAAGAGCGGTTACACCCAGTTGAATGTTCCGGGTTTCGGAACGATCGGAGGAACCCCTGATCAGATCTCCGCGATGGCTGAGAAGTATCCGCAGGTCAAAGAGTTCATGTCTGCACAGCGGCAACCTGAACCCAAGTTCAACGTGAACTGGGCAATGGACGAACTGTCTGGCCAACCTGTTCCAAGGATTTCATTCAAACCCGGCACTCCTCTTCAAGAGCAACGCAAGATTGTTGCCGAGCTGTACGGTCAAGGTGGAGAGACGAATCCATTTGGAAATCCTCCAGCTCCAGGAGCACCGTCTGCAAAGAAAGAAGAGGAGCCCACCAGCATCCCGGGCTACAACGTGCGAGTGAAGCGATAACCCTATGCCAATCTACGAGGTCACTCAGGAAGAGACGGGAATCACTCTTGAGCTTGAAGGTGAGCGGCCTCCGAAGAAGGAGGATATCGATCGCGCCTTTGCTTTTGCGGGCGCTCAGAAGTACGCTAACGCGCCTGTTTATGGCGTTGGCGGTTCAGTCCTCCAAGCTCCTCCGAGTCTTTTAGAGCAGGCCAAAGCTGTCGCTCCTTCGTTCGCTCGTGTTGCCGCTCCTTTGGCGTTCGGAACTCCGATGCCACAGGATGTAGCCACAATCGGTCGCACGTTGCAGAAGGTCACCGGACAAGAGCCAAAGCCTGAAATGCTTGATGCAGCCTCTCGAATCGATCGAGAAGGCATGATGGCGTTACTGTCTGCTTCTCCAGAAAAGCGGGAGCTTGGCGCTCGACTCGGCAGTCAGTTGGCCGACATAGCTAGGATCGTCAGTCCTGGCGTTGCGGCTATCCCTCAATCTGCCACACGCGCTGGAGGTGAAGTCGCCGGTCAGGTCGCTGCCGACCTGCTCTCACCGATGAACCTCATGACACTCGGAATCGGTGGAGCAGCACGTGGTGCTGCGGCAATTCCAGAGGTTGTTGAAGGAGTTTCTCGCGCTGGAGCAATCTCCGATATCCGTAGAGCCGCAGAAGCCGCTAGAGCTTCTCAGATCCTTGAGGAAGGCATTCCTGCTGCGCTCGCACCCGAAGTCACTCGCGGAGCCATTGGATCTACTGGAACAGCGCTTGAGACACTGGCCGACCCCAACGTCAGCCCAGAAGAGAAGCTCAAGACTTCGCTCGAAGCCGCTGTCAGCACATTGTTCGCGGCAGGACTTGGCGCTCAAGTTGGACGCACATTCGGATTCAAACGCGGTGTCACTCAGGCTGAAGTGCTCGAAGGCATAGCTTCGCGCAAGCAGACCATTGGAGAAGCCATTAACAAAGTGAGCGGACTCATCGATGAGATGGACCGTCTCGTTGAGCCTCCGACTCTTGAAAGAATCAGAGAGG